GCCAACTTAGCATATTTTTCTTTTTCAGCTTTAGTCATTAATAAAGTTGCGTTAAATCCACATATTTGAAAAGCTCGACAGGCACATCGTAATAAAACTCATGCTTTTCATTATCCTTCAACTCTACCTGAGGATGAGAAAATACTTTACTGCCCTTGATCCAATACGCATGTTTCATGCAATGCGTTAGCGCAAAGAATAATGTATTTTCCACCTCTAACATGTGCTTCTTGCGTCCAGGCACATGGATAGTATTAAAAGGGCAATATGGTGTCCAAGAGCGGACTTCTACTTCTACAAAGCCCACATGCTTGCCTGCTCGATATATAACCAAATCCGTCCCATATATGTCAGGGTTGTCTACAGCATCAACACCCCACATATTGTTTAGCCAAGCCGTAACCGCAGCCCTAGCAGGCGGATCGTATCGATCATGCAACCCTTGGTCAAACTTTTTTATTCGCATTTTCGCCAGCAAAGTCTTGTAATACTAGGGCCATTTCTACCATGTCAGTTGCTATTTCATAAGCTCTATTTGAGTTATTTTTAAGCATCATATCGTGGTATTTTTTAAGCAAACTATTTAAAACAATATAGGGTAAAGAGTAATCTTTCATTTGGTGCTTCCTCCAAAAAGTTGTGCTTCTAAATATTTAACGCTGCCTTGAAAGCAATCGTTCCATTTATTGAACCAGTAGTTGGTTTCGTTCCTATACTGCTCAATCTCTTGATATTGAAATTTGATAAATTCAATAATTTCCTGTTCATTGATTTCCTGCAAATAATCAACAATATCTTCCATGCTACGTTTCATAAACTCCCCTTTCTGCGGTTTGCGCTTAGTGTTTGCCATATTTCTGTAATACGAATTTCATGCTGGCGCTTGTTATCCAGTGTTTTATATTCTTTAAAGGTATCGGCCCACTCTTCTACCGCTTTGCTATAAGAAGGGCTGTCTAGTGCCTGGGCCTCTCGCTCTGCTACTGTTCCTTGCGATAGTAAAAAAGCATGCGCTTTAGCCTGCTTAATCCATTCTTCCAAGCGTTTAACCTCGCCAGCCAAAATTGCATGATCTTCGTCGGTTGAAGATAAAAATATCAAAGCCTTTTCTACTCGGCTGTCGTTTAAATGCTCCAAATCACTCATCGCCAATCTCCCATCCTTCCTCTATTCCCCTTCTTCCACTGTTCCGATACGTCATGTAAGATTCTTGCAAGTCGTGGGCTAAATCCAGGAGATCGTAAATACTCTCTGAAGCGCTGTAATCCCTGCTCGTTTCTGAATCTAAGAAGCCATCGAACTTCGCACTGGTGACGATATTCTTCGCTGCTTTTGAATTCTTTTTCATAAGTTTCCCCATTGGTTGGCAAATGCATCGGCAATTCCTTGATAAGTCGTGCTGCGTAATTTCCACCGATCAGGACTAGGTGGCATCTTGTGGACCTTCGCTTCTCTACCTTCCACAATATTTGTTGGCACTAGTTTTGGTAAATTTTTAAGCCATAAACAAGTTGCCTTTGTTTCTCCATGTCCAAATTGCCAAGGTTGAATAATTTGGTCAGGTTTTCTAATCTTGCTGGATATAACACTTATCGGATTTTCTAAAGCTATATGCTTTATTGGTGCATTTAAAAGTAGGCGCACAAAGTCCAAAGCCTCAGCCTGTTCCTTTTCTTTATATTTAAACCATCTAGAGCCTGAAACTGCTAAATGTGTACAAGGTGGGTGGGCAATCATTAAATCCCAACCGTCTGCAATTATGTCCATTACATCGCCTTGGTAATGAGGCCCAGGCTGATCAGTTGGCAACAAATCACAACTCATGGATTCGTGCCCCCCCTAATAAAGGCATCTCTTACTCGACCTGAATATTCGCAGGCTACTAAAACTCTCATGCGTTTTTCCTTTTCTCACGTTGAGCTACGATAAAGTTGCGCATTTCGTAATAAGAATTAAACCTAGCCTTTGATGGGTCGCCACACTCGGCCCTATACGCTGCCTCGATTTGGGCATCCGTTCCTAAAGGTAATTCTTTTGTTTTGGTAATAGGGTCGATGTTTTCTACCCAATCTGCTTTAAATCCTCGCCATCCTCTTTGACAGCAAAGTTCCATTACAGCCTCTAAGGTCATCTTGGCTTTTTCTGCCTCTTTTGCTAAACCTTTTAAAGCGGTTTCAGTTAAAGGTGCTTTGTGGCTTTTACGCAACTTCAAGAAATCCTGAAAAACCGAATCATTAACCCCTTCAGGGGTCTTAGTATTTATTTGGTTCTTGGTTCTTGGTTCATGGTTCTTGGTTGGCATTGGGGGGTGTTTAGGGGGGCTATCGCTAGGCAATAGGGTGGGTATTTCTTTATTCCACCGTTTAGCTGCACCCTTGCGTCCACCCTCTGCCATCGCCTTATAGCGAGAAAGCTCTTCTGTGGCTCTTTTATTCGTCCAGGCTACCTTACCCTCATCTAGCTCAAAAAACTCGCCCAAAACCGCTAAAACAGCCTCCTGTTTTGATTTTGTCCGCCTAGCAAGAGTAGGTATGTCGTTTATCAAAGGTTTCTCGGTCAAATAGTAAAGGTCAATCAATCGTCTGTATGCTAAATCTTCTTCATTCGTTAGATGGGCTGTGTGGCTTATATAGTCACCTATGTGAAATGGATAAAAGTTCATGTTTAGCCCTGGAAAAGATCAGGCCGTAACAATTCCTTGGTTAAACGGCCTTCTGATAGCCGTTCTAGGGTTTTTATATGCTTTAGCGGAATCTGCTTTCTAGCCACCCATTGATATACAGAAGACTCCCTAATACCTAGCTGGTGGGCCAAATTTGCTAAAGAACCGAACTCCATTTTCAACTCGTAAAACTGATTCATGTAGTAATTCTCCTTCTATTTGTCGCAAGAATAGCATGTTTTGGTAAAAAGCAACAAATATTTTAATTAGGGATTGTCCTAATATAAAACTCGACATTTCTACGACTTTTGAGGTATAGTTCTTTTACGCAGTAAATTTTTTAACCAGTGATGAAGGGAAAGCAAATGAAAACAGCAATTATTGAAATAGTCGGTGTAATACTTTTAGGCATACTTCTCGGCTGCATGTTTGGGTGGGGGTTCTAATCATGGGAATGTCTAGACACGATGCTTATTACGAACCTGACGATTACGATGACCGCACCGACGAAATAGAAGAACGCACCTGGGAGCTTCTAAAAGTTGGCGGTAAATTCGATTACAGAACTACCAGCGCTATTGCAGAAATGCTCTCAGAGCTTGGGGTTGACGATTCCAAAGCTATTCAAGACGTTATCGATTCAGGCGATTATGAGGCGCTTGGTAGAAAACTAATCTCTATGTCTTGTGATTACCACGAACGCTACGCTAGAGAAATTGCCGAGTTTGAAATTTACGATTAAGGAGTAAGTGATGGCTAAGAAAAAGACCGAGTATTGCCCTAAAACGCAGGCCCTTTGGGAAATGTTTAACTGGCATGACGAACATACCGCCATGCTGGTAATTCTTAGGGAATACCTAAGTAATCCGCATTACACCAAGTTTTACGCTGAAAGCATGATTAATAGAATGATTAGCGATCAGATTACAAACCAATACGACATGATGAATACAGCCAAAATTGAATTAGGAGCAAGTGATGAGTAAATTTTTAGAACTACGCAAGATTAATGTAAATGAACACACAGATCGCAAGGGTAAATTTACATATTTAAGTTGGGCATGGGCTGTAGACCAGCTTTTACAGCAAGACCCAGGTGCAACTTGGGAATATAAAGACCCCATGTATTTTGCTGAGACCTTGATGGTATTTTGCTCGGTTAACGCTTTTGGTAAAACTATGACGGCCCAGTTGCCTGTCCTAAACCACCAAAACAAAGCTATACCAAACCCCAACGCAATGGAGGTCAATACCGCTATGCAACGTTGCCTTGCCAAAGCCATCGCTTTACATGGCATCGGTTTGTATATCTACGCAGGCGAGGATATTCCTGAAGAGGACACACCTGACCTAACGGACCAGGCAGATACCTGGGTAAAAGCCATTAATACAGCTAAGGATATAGATGAACTCAAAGTCATATACGGTAATGCCTATCACCAGCTCTCAAAAGATAAAACCGCAGTCGCTAAGATTTCCGCAGCCAAAGATGCCAAAAAGTCAGAATTGGCAACTCAAAGCGATGTTTGATGAGATTCTAAGAAAGGCACAAGACAAATGATCGAATCTTTAGTAAAGCCTAGCCCTTTAGATAACGATGTAGCAGTCATAAAAATACTACAGCTTATGGGCCAAATCAGCCTGCGAGACCTAGAGTATGTTTTAAAAGTAGTGGCTGCCGTTTATAAAAAGGTTTCTTAACATGACAACATTTACAACAGATGACCGTATAGCAGCAGAGCCTATACCTTTTGCTGGCATAGTAGATTTGACCGTAAAACAAGGCACAGACGAATGGCATCAACTTCGCCTTGGCAAAGTAACGGCTTCTAGGGTTGCCGACATACTTGCAAAGACAAAGACTGGGCCTTCAGTTAGTCGAGTCAACTACCTGATTGAGCTTGCCTTGCAACGAGTTACAAAAGCCCTAGAGCCATCTTACACCAACGCATCAATGGAATGGGGAACATTAACTGAACCGCAAGCGAGGGTAGCTTATGAAGTTGCAACTGGTAATTTTGTTGATCAAATCCCTTTTATGGACCACCCTAAAATTAAGTGGTTCGGTTGCTCTCCTGATGGCTTGGTTGGGGACGATGGACTCATTGAGATCAAGTGTCCTAACTCTCCTACACATTGGTCCTATATAAAGGCAGATGAACCGCCCAATAAATATGTAATACAAATGCAGGCGCAGATGGCGGTTACAGGACGTAAATGGTGCGACTTTGTATCGTTTGATCCTAGGATGCCTGAACGCAGCCAACTGTATATAAAAAGAGTTCCTAGGGACGGTGAGTTTATTCTTTTTATGGAAGCAGAAGTAGCTAGTTTTTTAAGAGAAGTTGAGGAGGAAGTAAATTTAATGGAGAGCAAAGATGCTTAAAGAAATAAAAGTAATCTATTCATGCAATATTGCTGGATATAACACCCATCTAATAGACAAA